TCGTTCATTTCTTCATTTCTACAACAAGGGCTGTCCTGCATACACATTACTTTCAATTCCACACATATTCACGCCGCGCTTAATTCTAAAATACCCGTTCTCGCCCCACGTTGTGTCCCAACTGTTCGCAACGGTCCAGTACTCTACCTTTGGATCCGTATCTGTGGTTCCCCAGCCAACAATTTTCACTGCATGTCCGCCCATCATAAAATCCCAAAATTTCCACCAACTGCGCTGATACACGCCACTTTTGTAAGACATGAACGATTTATAAACGCGAAATGCCGCTTGAACCGGACCTCGGGACATAATATCTTTTTGGATATCTTCCACCGTCCGCAACTTGTAGTAGTGTGCGACTTTATGCTTGGACTTTGCGAACTGTTCTGAATCCTCGCAAGTATGCCGACATGTCGAAGAGGTACCATCTCCTGACGTATATGGGAAACACGCATCCGACACAATCCCTGTGTCTTTCATATACTGCCACGCAGTGGGAAGTTGGCCTCCGCTACATCCCATATTGTCTGTATCACAAGATACAAGATCTTCTGGCGATAAAACGACATTTGTTGCCCCATTGGTCGCAATTGTGAAACGGTCAGACAGTACCTCAGCAGCAGAAAAGGCCCAACAAGACCCGCATCTCTCTTGGTTACGAATTGGATGAATTCTTTGGGGCCACTTTGTACGTACATCAAACTCAGGTGGAACCGTTACATTTCGAAGTTCACCCTCAGTATGCGAAACATGGGGCGTTACATCCTCCTTATCGTGTACTAGTACAGTGCCGCATAAGTGATGTACATCTTGAACAGTCTTGTTCCTTAAAAAATCGTTGATTCCGGCAGTCCATGTCTGATTGTTGAAAGAATTAATTGCGTGAATTTCATCCAAATTAATTGCGTGAGAATTGTCATACTTCGGAACAACCGCTTGATTCATGATACCGTTGACAAAGCACCCTAACAGGAGCAACACACTTCCGCGAAACATCATTTGATGAATGTAGGTAGTATAGGTATAATTTTTCTGTTTATATTGTGTTCTATTATTACTATTTGACTCACGCGTGTTCACCTCTTCCTTCAGAATGTACCACGATGATCTCATGTTTCTTCTTGTTGAAGTCATCGGCGGTTAAGTTACCAGCTGTAAACAGATCATTTAAAGCAGTAAGAGCAGCAGCTTGTTTCGGATCTACGGAATTTCCGTGCCGGGCAACTTTGAACTCATCTCCTTCCTCAGCTTTTTCACGGGTTGACACACGCAATATCTTAGACTCTGACCGGACCATAGATTTTGCTAAAATCCTCCTAGTGCTTAGGCGAGTCTGAAGTCTCTTCCACTTCTTCTTAACTATCTGCGTTTGCCCATAGTGTATGTTTTCTCTTGCCTTTGCTTGAACCCTACACTGTTCCATGCGCAATTTACGCTCACGCTCACGCTCTTTGGCGGCCATTTTGCTACCGCAAAGGCCCATGTGCCAGCCGGGTAGTACTTTGCGCGATGTGCAGGTCGGGTGGTACTTTGCGTGATGTGCTTCTAATGTCGCGAAAGAACAGTTGTGAGGCAAGTGGTGGATGAAGAGTGAGACACAATCGTTTTTGAGACACAATCGTTTTTGAGACACAATTCTTTGTGAGACACAAATGATGTGGTACCTTTCACCGCCACAAGGGCAATATTCAAGAATTATAAAGCAAGGGTCTGGTCAATTCACTGAATGGAATTTAGAACATGTCTTATAATTCTCATCATCATCATCATCATCAACCATTGTTGCATCCAAAAGAAAAAAATTAAAACCAAAGCCAAAGCCATGAGTCACTTTATAATTCATTCCTAATTGACAGATTGCATACCGTGTCCATGAGGTAGGCTATATGCTACGTATCAAAACAACGCAACATTGCCATCTTTCACTTCATTTTAGCAATCACTTGAATTTCCCGATCCTTAATTTTAAATCTAGACCCAATAATTTCACAGTCAATTACATCTGACGGAGTACATTCTCGGAAAGTGTCGTTGTGATGCTGGCGAGCGATGATGACACACACGGGCAAATCATCTGTACCGTGAGCCATCACACCAAGCTTGTTTACCTTTTCAACAATACAGGATAAAGAATCCCCAGCCCGCGGATTAAACACATCTGCCGAACACACAACATCGTAGTATATGTTTCCCGAAGTGTTTATTGCGTGAGTCGTACCTATACTTCGTGACAGTATTTTCACGCTCTCTGGCTTAACGTATCCTGTAGAAATACACGTCCCTTCAATCCGCTGTACCTCTCGTTTGATTGTTTCGTCAATAGACGTACAATTTTTCAAGCTCACTGCAATAGACGTTTTAAAGACTTGAGAATGAAACATGGTTACGAATGATGTATGTATAGTATACAGTTTCATTTTTTTTATATTGATGTGGAGGTATATTTTCGTAAAGATCCAAAAGAAACATCTTTGTGCTTAATCGTCCTAAATAATAACTCTAACTCCTCGCACACGGTGCGCTTTTTCAGTACGTGCTTTGAACTTTGATGAATTTTGTCGTACTTTTGTGTCGAACGTTTTCCGGTTAATATGGTCTTTAAAGTAGAAAGTAATGAGACCACCACATTCTTTCTGCCTAATCCGGATGCTTTGCAGGTGCATCCACTTTTCCGATTTTTGTGTTTCGAATATGAATCCTCGGACACAATTTTAAACACAGTTTTCGACCCCCTCCTTGTATAGGAACGAAATCCAACATATTGTGCCGTGGCTGTCTCGAGATTAAGTACTGGGTCAACTGGAAAGCTTGCTCTTATGATTTGACTAGCTCGATTTGATAGCGCTACTTTCTCTTTGTTCTTAAATATTTCAAAACTCCCATTTGAGCCCATTAAACGAAAGTATTGGGACCCATTGAGGACCACTTTCGAAACATGTTTATCCACAAAGGAAGGTTCTTCGGCTGTACCAAAATATCCTGAGACAATTTTATGTGTGGGCTCGTCAAGTTTCTCTCCCCTCCACTGATGAAATAACTCAATGCGATCTACGGTATCCATTTCATCAATGAGCATCATCTGTCGATGCATTGTAAATAGTTTTATATGTTTTTTTGTGTAGACATCATTACTGTATTGCGAAATGATGTGATTGCTAACTCCTTTTAAGGCTATGGACAACTGTGTTACGTTTTCATTAATTTCCTGAGCCATTATCGATCTGAGACCGCGTAAACCATTGGAATAAACATTGGGATTTGGGGGGGCGATGGTTCGATAAATGAGTGGTACATAGCGGAGATCTCCAGTCGACATCCATAGCGGAATAAAAGTATAGTAGCCATCTACAAATGATAACCGCCCTTCACCATTACCTGAGTAAATAGGCAAATCTGAATGAATTATATGATGTAAAGTAAATGGAATTAATTTGAGAGGTATTCTATTTGTGTTGCACACGTTTGTCATTCTGCGCACCATATGCTCTTTAGATAGTACATACTGTTTACTCGGAAACAATGTTTTCTTCACTATTCGATAGAGTTGTTTGACTTTTGGTATGAGTTCCGCAGACATTATGAACGGCTGTGTCCCATCGGCCTTGTGCACACACATGTAATTCACATCTTCAGTAACAATGTCTACAGCTTCAACGGTCCGCTTCCTGCCGTGGCTGTCAATGATGGACATAGCCTTTCGCGTATATTGATTGTTGTGCGAAAAGGTATTACAGTCGATACTATTTTTCCGCAAAACGTCTTCAACCTCTTGTATAAGGCGTTGCTTTTCTAGCGCTCTCTCGTACGTATGAACGTCTGGAGAATGTGTTTTATTTTTTCCAATACCGACGTGAAAGAACACTGTCACATTCTGTTCTCGTTGAGGTAAATTCGCGTGGGACAGCGTGCGACTTCCTCTTCCAATAATTTGTTTATTTCGATTCATGTTCCACCAAGGAGTGAGAATGTGAATTTGTCGAACGTGCTTGAATGTAATTCCTTGTTCAATTCGCCTTGTCCCAATGATAACACGGACGTCTTTACCTCTTTTATTTTTTGGTGAATTAATGGCTTGCAGTAATTCAGATATCTCGACCGGATTGGATTGGTCGAAGATTACATACGATCCTTGCTTCGGAACTCGTTGTCCAGCGGCACTTATATTTTGTAGCATTGCTGGTCGGGGGAACGATGCTGAAGAGTATCGATGGAAACCGTTTTCTTCTAACATCATTGCAATGGTGAATGCGCCCGTCACAAGATATTCGGTGTACACGAAAACAATACCCTTGCACCTCTGTATTTCGCGCAAAACATTTTTATATTTAGGCGAGTATGCGGATAATGTAGTCTTAGAAAACATACTCTTGCCATTGGGTTGTGTAAATGGTGGCGCATTTGTGCGAGAAGTAAATAGTGCGTGAAATGCCTGGTTATCATAACCTCCGTTCGGGAACATTAATGTCGAAATCATTTTCTTCGACGGGTCTATGTCGGATACATTTTTTTTTTCTTCAAGACGTTGTGCTTGAATATCTGTAAGTAATGAAGGATATACTCTTAGGGTTGAAAGAGCTTTAGTTTGAGACGTTGGCGGATATATGACAGTAGGAAACGTCTTCGGATCTGCACCGCGTACATATGATACATAGCCTTTTGTGAAATTATACAATGGATGAGATGTATCCTTTAGACTTAAGTCAGATGGAAATATTTGAGGGCGAGACCACATCGGGCGCTTATCGTTCAAACGGCACATATTAACGAGGTCTACAATCTCTTCGTGTGAATCGTAGACAGGCGTTGCACTGAGTAGAATGAGTTTCAGTTGATCTGAATGCCGTGTTATATACTGAAGCACATCTGTAATAGTCTTTGTTACTTTTTTTATCGTAAATGTCTCAATGTTTGGTGCAATTACGATGGAACGTCCTTGATATTTAGTTTTTTCATACAATATGACAGTACCGTTTCCCGAAATTCGGTCAATACGCATACCACCATTGCCTTTTGTGCCCAAACGAATTGCTGTTGCATTTTTATGTATGTTTTTGGAAAATTCACCCTTTCGTAACCCGCGACGATTTGAAAGTGAAATAACAGTGCCTCTAGGAACTTTGACAGACCGTATAGATCGCAGAGCATTTACACTTCTATTCGTGGTGTCTCCGCGTGTTTTGCGTAAACTGTGTGCTTCGTCAATGATAATCATTGCGTGACTGAATTCACGCTTTAATTGTCGAATCATGTCTCCTTCGAATGCTGATGCTGTGTTGTTCCGGATATCTTCGACGACTTGGACAAATTTCTCGTAGTTAATGATGCGATAGTATTTTTCAATGTGAGTCTGTATTCGTTTTTGAACTTTTTGAATGTCTCCATCCAATTCTTTCATTAGAGTTTCAAAGATGGACGTGTATCGATGTCCTGTACATTGGACAATTTTTGAACGTGACTGTAAGCTAGTACCTGATTTTACCTGTGCTGCAACGGCAGTAAAGACATTAAAAATTTCGTTATACCACGTACTTATCAATGCTTTCGGACAGACAATCCACACTTTCTTATTCATTGAAAATATTTGTTCTGTGTACTGCTCTGCAATACCAATGGCTGAACACGTTTTACCAACTCCAGTTCCATGCCATAATATAATGCTGTGATATGGACTATTTGGATGAATAAAAGTTTTGACAAAGTTTTGAGAATCGGTTCGAATAAATTGATCTTTGTCGTGTGTTGCATCTGGGGACTGATTCCAAACATTGAATTTTGCCTGCTCGGATATCTTTGCATTGAATTGTTGATCCGTTTGATACGGCATAGCTCGATATGGAGATTTATCTGGGTGGTCAATGAACCATTTTTCAATTTTTAGTGCAACTTCTTCTTGTTGTTCTTCATTGGATTTACGCTCACTTTCAGTTTTTGTATTCAAAATCGACTTGCGCAGATTATTGAACGTATCATAAAACTCTTTTAACTCCATTTTACAGAGTCCAATATATGCCTTTTACAGACATTTTATTTGGAATAATGTGGAATAATTTTGCAGGCGATTTTTAAGCTACGCACTTTCAATTGATTGTACTCACGGAAATGGGCACATGCTTCTTGTAATGTGAACCAATCAATTGCCCCGATTTCAGACTTTTGCAAAATGTTATTTTGATCGATGTTGAGATATTTCTTATTTCCGTTGTATTTTGAAACGAAGAATATATGCTTATACTTTCGGTTGTTCTGCCCCATGAACACACTTACAATAGGGCGCGATGGAAGAATCGAATGATCCTTAGGAGGAATTCCTGTTTCTTCCGTAAATTCTCGCATAGCACACTCTAAATCCGTTTCCCCAATAGATCGTCTGCCCTTAGGAAATCCCCATTCTGGTGATGTATATATATTTGGAGATTGAGCGAGTAGCAAGGAAAGCGACACAAATGTCTGCTGATGCTTCAATATATACCCTTGTTTTAGAATCTTCAAACGCTTTGCCGATTTATCAAATTCAAACTTGTGCCTACTCACTTTTAGGTTATCATCTGAGATACACCAAATATCACGCCACAGTTGCGTGAAAGATAGTTCTTGAATTTTAACTTTTTCTCCATTCGTCATCATGTTTACTAATTTCTGGATGTAAACGACATCACCCAAGCGATACTTACCCCTAACAAAGTCTACATATCCAATAGTGTCTTTCCTACATATATGTAAGAATTCAATCTTCTTAGTAAACGCTCGCCTTCTGTACAAAATGATACCAGCACTAATTATAGGTTGGCGACAGAATTTATATTTATGACCCTGCTTTCCGCAGTTCATACAAAAGATGTTTTTTTTCTTCTTCTTCTTGATTCGTATTAGCTTTTTAGCTGAAGTGTCTGATTTTTCCTTATTCATTGTGTTGTGTTAAACACATTATTATTTGATTTGAATCTTTATATTCTAAAGTGTCAGACATAAAGCAAAGAAGAATAAATCAAGTACAGTAGTTCCTTTGAATAAGACATGTTTTTTCCTGCAAGTGAAGAATGTGAGTGGAGGAATGCTTTACTATCAAGATACAAAAGACTTCCTCATTACGCACTTTGGCGAGACTCCGATATTGAGAACAGTTCGTGGTCAACACGTCTACTGTGGTGGTCTGACGCTGCTCTAGAATTTCCTACCGGAGAACCTCGACAGCTCATTGAAGAAGCAATTTCGCGTCTATTACACTTAAATATTAAACGCTAATCCTCCCATACCCTGCGTTATAATCAACATATTGTAGTTTTTGGCGTATGCGTGGAGTTCATATGACGTTCCAGGTTGGACATTTGTTTTCAGATGTAAGAGGGCTTCATCAATTAAACTAAAGTTGAGGGCACCTGATGGTTGTTGCTTTTCTGGGTGTAATGCGAATGAGTACGTATATATATAGTTGGAAGGGTTTGACGTATGGTACGTCAGAGCATTTACAACACGAAAGTAGTCGGCTCTCCGTTCTTCAACACGCTCGTGTCCATTCAAATACAGAGTCACCGTTTTCAGAATGTCATCATTATCACGCGGTCCCCAAAGGTACTTATCAGAGTTGTTTGTTTTGCCAAAGTTCAGCCAATCGTTCTTGTGGGCTTTATTTGTCAATGTTGCGTACCAAATGAGTTCTTTGCACGCGTGATTAAATTCTAGAGGCAGCTTCGAATCGGACGATGTAATCACTCCGCCTAATCCGTTATATTGTACTTGCTCAATGAGATACTTGTGTGAATGCTGAGCATACCACTTTCGCTCACACACATCGAGGTATACGAAATCGCAAAGAAGTCGGGAACTAAGGATGCTAGAATGGTTGTGATCAACTTGGGGCGATGCATTTTCGATAATTTCTCCATTGGCTCTTACTGTGTGGGATGTAATACACTCATTCAATGACCTAAATTTGACGTGTACTTTAACATCATGGTGTTGCAGTGCCACTAATGGCAACGCTAAACCACTTTCCTTACAGAACCAAAACTGTAGAGGTATGTACAGTGTTTTCTTCTGGTCATTGTTCTCGATGAAATAAAATTCCTGTTTTCCAACCATCTTATAATAGGCCTTTTTGTGACTCTCATTCAGGGTTAATTCGCTATTAATTTCCAACCACTCCCCACGATGTCTATCCACTTCCTGACCACCTACTTCAATGGACACCCACTCAATCAGACGGTGCCCGATGGCATTTGTCCAGTTCACTATGGTTTTGTCACCGTTTTCGTCCGCCGAGTTGTTACTGTTGATATTGGGAAGGTTCACTTCTAGTGTCATATTAGTAATAAGATCTCCATTTCGTGATATAGTGGTATTCACTTTTTGTCCGAAATCAACCGAACCATTAAAGGATTGTGCAATGCTTTCGCACGCAAAATTTGTATGTTGATTGTACGCATACTTAAAATAAGTCATAGTAGGCTGTCCTGTCAGCACCTTGTTTTGTTTTCCTGTCACTGTCAATTGAATGAGTCCACCTGGCATTTCTACCGTGTATATATACTAGTAATACTTTTTGTTTTTAGATAATGATAAAATTGAATCTATCAAAATACAAAGAAATAAAGACAAATAATATGAGTTATGCTTGAAGAGAGGAAGAACTTGCATATAAATTGCACCATAACTTCGCTTTTGCATTGAATTCGTCGCGATCGTCAAGGTATAGATCCGCACTTTCTTGCACAAGCGGATCGTGGGGATTTGGTTCGGCCAATAAGGATTGTAGTGAGGTCACTATCTTAGAAATGGACAGCACTGGACTCCAATTGTCTTTCAAAATATCGATACAAATGTTTCCTTGCGAATCAATATTTGGATGGTATATCCTTGTTTGAAATTGTAGAGCAGGTGGGCTAAATGGATGATCTGCTGAGAAAACTACGCGGATAATGAAAGAACCCGTCTCATACGGAGTGTCTACTGGGCCTTGCATTGCGAGATTCCACGTATTTATTTCGTTATCTACTGCGCGAGCTAAACAGACAATTGAATTATCATTATTCAACTCTTTGAATTCGTGTAAAATGCGCCTGGACGCCATATATCCTTATCCTTTTCAAATATTATTTATATAGGTTATCTGGTGACCTCATAGCAAGTCAAATACGGCATTCTTCAAAAGAGAGTAATCTTGTTCGGAAAAGTTCAAAGAGAGTCCCTTTATTTGTAAAAAGAATTAAAAATCGCCATTCAATGAAGTCAGGTAACTGATTTTTTTGTCTTCTTGGTCCTTTTATTCGAACGTTAGAATGATGCTCACGTTTTTATGTCGATTTACTGTTGATTTTAACAATTTGGTTGGGCGATTAGCAATTTGTGTTTTCCGCTTGTAATACAAATTCATTTCCCTTTCTATCATAGCGAGATTATTTTCAAGAAAATCTAATATGCCTCTTTGTAAAGCCCAACGAAAAAAGTTAAGTTGTCCAATCGTTGTCTCAATAAAATCGCTGGTACTGTAGAAAAACTTAATTCGATTGCGTCTACAGAATGGGTCAAATTGTTTCTTCGAAAACGCTTTTAATTGTGCTTTATAATCCAAATAGACAATGCAATGCCGTCCAGTGTTTTCGTCTTTTAAACGAGTATTCTTCTGCTTCGAAAAGTTTGTAACAAACCAATCAATAACTCGTAAAGATACCTTTGATTTTCCGTACAAAATAGGTAAAATGTTTTTGATTCGGAAACTCTTGTTATGTAGGAAAAAGCCTTGCAGAGAGGTTAGTAGGATATCGTTTTTATTGCGGAACATTCTTATTTTTTTTTGTAAGCGATGGTTTTAAGTTCGTTGACTCCTTCAATGAGTAGTTTTTCATATGGTTCGAATCTTTGAATGAGCTCACATGATTCTTCCATTGATCTCGAAAGTGTGATGCACTTTCCAAATGTCCACAGTATATGTCGAATGATGAAGCACAAGACTGAGGTGGTGAGAAGACATTTGGCGGATTATTACCCTGTGGTGGAACAGAAGAAGCTAATTTGCGGCCAGGAATATTGATCGGGTTTGAATGTGACATTCTATACAAAAAAGAAAGAAAAAAAGAATGAAAATAAAGGGGGAATCATTTGGCAAGAATATCTTGTCAGGTCAATTAAATGTAATCACTGATGTCCATAGGCATTTCACATATTTCAGTAGTGTAAAAGTTCTCAATATCTTTCAACTTTTGCTCGTCGTAGTGAGCAACTAAATTAATGGCGACTCCTTTTCGCCCAAAGCGTCCACTACGCCCAATCCTGTGAATGTATGTTTCTTTCTGGATGGGCAAATCATAATTAATGACAATACTCACTTGCTGAATGTCAATACCTCTTGCAATGATATCAGTTGCTATGAGAATACGTGCTGTGCCTGAACGGTATTCATTAAGTACTGTGTTTCTTTCATTTTGAGACAGATCTCCGTGAAGACACGAGACAGAATGACCCTCTCGGCGCAATTCATCTTGGAGGTAATCTGCTTTCTTCTTGGAATTGACATAAATAATTGTTTGACTAATAGACAGTTTATCATATATGTCAAGTAGTGTTGGAAATTTGTAGTCCTCTCGTTGGACGTTTATATGGAACTGAGAAATCCCATCAAGTGTAACTTCTGCATTTTTCACTAAGATCTTACAAGGGTTGTTCAAAATTTTTTCGGCAATGGTTTTGGAATGTTCTGACAGAGTGGCACTAAATAATGCCACTTGGCATTTCGTGTCAACGTCTTCGAATATGTCACGGATTTGAGTTTCAAATCCTACTGAAAGCATCTCGTCCACTTCATCTAGTATGACACATTTTAATGCCTTGAGACTCAAGTGTTTCTTTGAGAGTAAATGCAGAATTCGTCCTGGTGTACCAACAATGACGTGGTTCACTTCGTTCCGGAGTTTTCGAATGTCATCTTGGACACTGGAACCACCAATAAATACACTACACTTGGTATCTCTATAATTGGTGAGAGCATCAGATACATTTTTAATTTGGAGTGCCAATTCTCGTGTTGGTGTAATGATAAGAACTTGTGGATTGTCAATAAAATCATCGATCACCTGCATGAGACTTCCGATTAAGAACGTCGCGGTTTTTCCTGTTCCTGACTGAGACTGTGCAAGAATGTCTCGTCCAGTACTTAATGGAACAATACCTCTTTGCTGAATCGCACTTGGATGTTCAAAACCATATGCGTAAATGCCACGTAGGAGTGAAGCATCAATACCCATTTCATCAAATGTTGGATAGATTGTAATTTCATCGTTTGCTTCATTTGCTTGAGTTTGCACACTCATCATTGTTTGGAGTGCTGGTAGTTATAATACGTGCAGATGCTTTATATTTGGTTGTTTAAATACAAAAAACGAAAAACCAAAAAAAGATTTTCTGACTCCAGACTACCGGAATCGAACCAGTGACCATTCGATGACTGCGAATATGGGGCGCACATAATCTGGTAACGGTTGATCGAAACAACCCTATTGAAGGCATCCGTCAACTTGTCCGAGTGTTCTAAGGAGCTGCACTTAAGAATATGATGAAAATCAATTAAGTTATGCGGTCAGCGTAAGCTGGCGTGGGTTCGATCCCCACAGTTGACACTTCGTTTCTTCAGAAACACCAACACATCGTATGCAAAGACAATCGCTGACTATAATTTACCTGTCAAAATTGCGATTATGAACGACGGACACATGTCTATGCCGACATTCGTCGAGAGTGTTTCCAGTTCGGTGTAATCGGTTGTTCCCATTAACCATGCTCAAGGCGTTGCTCACGTCGAAAGTATTTCAGAATTCGATTTGTATCCGGAATCCGTATGTGTCCGGAACATGGTTCCCATCGCGAACAAATAAGACGTACGTGAGGTTTGTGTGAGACCTTACTGGAGCATGGGTGTGACGAAGGGGTCGCCGGAGGAGGAGGAGGTGCCAGTAATTACATTGGCAAGCTGAGCCGCTGTTAATCCGTGAACGGTGGAAAGAGGAGCGGAATGATTTACTATTACGAGGTCAGCGTGAGTATTGAAGAAGATATTGGGCGAGCGGAACAACACCGAGCTGGGAATTGTGACTGAGATTAGAGACTCGCAATTCTTGAAACATCTGTCCTGAAGGTATTCCACCCCTTCGGGAATTTCGATTGAGACGAGGTTTATGCAGCCATGGAAGGCGGTGGAACTGATCTGTGTCAAGTTTGTAGAATTAAATGTGACTGATGTGAGGTTTGTGGCATCCAGGAAGCATGAGACGGGCAAGGCTGTCACGGCGCTACCTATCGTTACATTTACGAGGGATGTTTTATTACCGTCCCAGTCACCATTATCAGCGTGAGAAACCATTTGAAGTGTACCATCTATAACATAATTTAAAGTATAAGACATTTTATTTTGTTGTACTATATTACAACATTATTTTTCTTCTTGTACCTTACTGGAGCATGGTTGTGACGAAAAGGTCGCCGGAGGAGGTGGGTAGGCATAGTCAGTATGGCTATGATAGGACGCACGAATAAATATAAAAAAAATGAGTATTATAGTTCAAATTGTGGTAAAGTTTGTGAATGGTGATTTTGTGTTAATATAAAGGTTGATCGAAACAACCCTATTGAAGGCATCCGTCAACTTGTCCGAGTGGTCTAAGGAGCCGCACTTAAGATTATGATGAAAATCAATTAAGTTATGCGGTCAGCGTGAGCTGGCGTGGGTTCGATCCCCACAGTTGACACTTCGTTTTTTTTCTTTTTTTGCTTAAAAGCAAAATGAGTATTAGTAGATGGATATTCTTTCCGGATTTTTAATCGGTGCAGGTTTAAGTGTTTTTAAAAAAGAGATTAGAGGTGGAAGTGGTCCAGGCATAAACAGCTATTCAAGAGATTTAAGAGATGACTTCGTATGACTATATATATATAGAAGACACGATGGGTTACTTTCGATGCTTCTCTAAGCCCTGTAAACGTTGGGCGTTTCGACATTCACACGACATAGCCAGTCGTGGGGTGGCTCATGTGTACGAAAAATATTCGCAAAAGTGTATTAAGAAGTTTCAGAAACATTCTATGCCTGTACACGGTTTGGCTGACTACCAGGCCGTTTTGATGGAAAAATTGTTAGCTGGCCAGCACATATCTCACGGGAAAGTGCGTGAGTATTGGTTTCTTCGAGGACCGCGACTGTTCACGACCGTGTTTCTGGGCATACTGGTCAATATTTGTTGTAATCAGCTTTTGCAAAGTAACCCGGAATTTTGGGTGTCGGTATCCTCTGGATCAATTTGGCTCACGATGAGTACCTATATGCTGTATCAGAGGCTACCAGATGCGATTTTGTCATCCTTGATGATTATAGGACACGACCATTACACAGAATGGAAATTGCATCATTTTCAACAGCCTTGATCTTTCCAAAACACGGATAAATGAATAGAAGTAACATATAAAAATATTGGATATGTATATTATAAAGATCATATGTCACGCTGTGCCCCCAAAAGAAGTGGACCCACGGATTGTTCATGTTTCACAAAACGTAACTTATTAACTATTATTTCTGTCTGGAATGCGTACCACTCAAATGATCAAGCGAAGCAGATTGTAGCAAAGCCATATTTGACGAAATGTGACATATGGGGACGAATTAATAAACGTATCCTCGAAAATAGCGAATGTGAGAATGAGCAATGTTGGATGAAGTTAGAGCAATTGGCAGACTTCGCTAAAACGTACAAAGAGCAAGATTTTTTTCGTCCCATCGCACCAGGAGAATGGTTCAATGACGCAAACCCAATTGGTAGCATACCTTCCTCTGTAGATACGAATCGATGGTTGAGTTCAGAAGACATTTCCAAAGTCATGGACCAATATGATGGAAAAAAACACAAATTCATCTTTCTCGGTACCGTACCCATTGATTTCGCAAACGTAAAGACGTATGATGAACATTCTTGTATTGCTCTTGACTGGGGTCCCTTACACAAGACGCGGTTTTTATGCAATATCAACACCCAGGAAATGAAGAAAAAAGGTGTAGAACAATTTGGTGTGGTGTTTAATACTGCAGATCATACTTCTTCTGGTCAACATTGGATTGCTTTGTATTGCTCGATTGCGAAAAAAAAAATCGTGTATTTTGATTCTTACGGACGACCTCCACCGCCACAAGTACAGTCGTTTATAGAAAAAATTCAAAAGCAGTCCCCGCATACATTCAAGGTAGTGTCAAATCACAAACAACACCAACAAGAATATTCTGAATGTGGGATGTATGCGATGCACTTCCTCATCAATATGTTGTCTGGAGTTTCGTGGACTGCTTTCAACAAAACGCTGATTCCAGATGCAAAAATGCTACAAAAACGTATGGAGTACTTCAACCACTACAAATGATTGTAGACTCTCTGGCGAATACGTCCTTGTAGAATATAAAACTAAACCAGTACTAATAGATTAAAAGGCATTGTAAAATGTATCGCCAAATACTTCAATCACTAGAGTACTACACTTCGTCGTTCTTTTTCAATATATCACGTTGGACTTTCAGATTTTTCTACATGATCCAAGCTTACTTTTATCCCGCTATTGAGAATTCTATATGGGATGTATATGTGCCACTACTTCTTACAGACCTTGGGATGAATAGCTCGTATAAATGGGTCAGTTCTGAAAAAGCTTTAAACGAAATATGGTACGAAGAAGTCGGTTTACTAGGATCTGTCTTAGAGTATAAGAGTAATGAGACGGATATTCATTACAAAATATTTCTCCGTAAAGGATTTTTCCCCATAGATGCGTGTATCTTACTACAACAATCTAGGAGGGACTTTTTGAATACACAGATGCATATTATTTTTGCCACCGCAACTGAATCATCTACACAAGAATGTTTTGATATTGTAGATGAATTAAATCAGTTCTCTGGTCCAAACGGAACTTTTGTGTTCAATGGAGACAACTATTTGGAAGATGTTATAGCATACATCAAAAGAAAATACAATTTACATTCAGGAAAATTAAGTTGGATGGATAGCAAGGGAGAAGAGTACCAAGTTCAAGTTTAATGTGGTTTCTACTGCTGTGTACAATTTGGTGTCTCTAAATGACCATTTTCCTTTTCTTTTTGTTTCGAGTGGGATTCGAACTGTCCATGAAATGGTTCCAGAAGCAAAGACTTATCATCGTGGCTGACTCGTTCATCCCTTGTTAATTGTCTTAACAACAACTTATGATGCTCAAGCAGTTTTTTCGGAAAATCAACCTTAAATAGAATAACTAACTTCCCATAAGTACCAACGTTACTTAATGATGGCATACCTTTGTCAGGTACACTACGAACAAAGTCTGGTGCAATTATATCATCTTCTTTCTTGAGAATTTTAATTGTTGTACCGTCAAGGTGTGTAATAGAGAATG